CCTAAAGATATAATTAAATAGTCATCTGTTATATTATCCACTAAAGGATATGTATCAGAACATATCTTAATATAAGGATAAGTTTCTGCTGGAGTTAATTCTATAAGTTCATTATTATTAACTGTTACAATACCACTGGCATTTGAAATGAAATAACACTGAGGTGGACATGGACATACACTTACATCTTGGATCTTAACTGGAAGAGCTGTTTCACAAACTTCTTCTCCTGTATAATCTACAACAAAAACACAATAGTATTCTCCGGTTTCTGCTTGAATAGATACAAAGTCATTTATGTATGCGGATAATTCTGGACTATTACTAACTAAAGGAAGATAATCACCGTCACATGGAATCAATAAGTAACATGGACAAATTGGAAATGGTATTTTTTCTATAACAGTACATTGTGGAATACCTGTGCAGTAATCTGGTGTTGATCCATCAGGACATTCCCAAACTCCTGGTAAAGCTGGACTTGGTATTTGTTGTCCAATATAATCTCTAGTACTAAATATTACATAAGGGTCAGTGTCAATTGTTGCATTACCACAGTTACCTACACCTACAGCAGGGTCCAATAAAGTTGCTTGAAATGTAGTTAAATCTATGTCATAGATTTCTGCACCAAATGCAGCTTGACCATCTGTATTTAATCCACATAATTTAATAATATGTTGACCTGCTGTAAGAGTAATAGGAAAGGCATGCCAATGATTGAATGGTCTTGTTACAGCTGCATTACCTACTAAAGATACAGTAAGATTACCATCAATATAAAACTTGACTGAATTATCACCACCAAGACCAATTATATATTGCTTTTCTTTTAAAATATCTACACAAAATTCAAAACAAAGTTCTGTATTCAGTGGATAACCAGGAGCCCATAATCCAGTAAGATTTAACTTACCTGCTGACGTTCCTGTAGCACATGCTGGAGCAGCATAACTACAACCCCATAATGTACTTTGAACATTAGCTAGTTGAGGTACTATAGTACCAGTACCATTATTATCTATTACTTGAAAGTTTGCATTATTTGTTCCACTTCCAATAATAGGTAAGGGCATTGCTGAAATATCATCATAAAGTCTAATACCAAAGTTGCTATAAGAAATTACATTTTGACCAGCTTGTAAAGTCATTAACCCTCGTGTATATGTAGCAGGAACAGTTTCCTCTTGTATACATTCATTCCCAACTTGTGTATATCCTTCCGGACAGTCTCCACATGGTTCTTCACATGAAGGACATTTTGCTGTTAAACAACTTGTTCCTCCAGTACTATTAACTACCTCAGCGCTAATTAAAGGTAAAGCTGCCCAGAATACTGTATCTTGAGTATTTAATTGAGTAACTGTATAACAGCTGTTATTAGTTAATATATTAGTTGCAAGAGCCCTATAAACAGTATTATTAATAAAGGCAGGTATACTTCCTCTAAATTCAAAAACTCTGTTTGTACAGCATTCAACAAATCTATAATAAATGTTTACTGTTACTGCTTCTGTTGCAACTGCGCTTATTGTCATTTCATTTATTTATTAAGAAACTTTGACAGATTTTTATATCTGTCTTTACCCCAAGCATTAAGCTCAGGTTTTTGAGTTGGTGTAACTGGTGTTACTGGTTTCAAAGATTTTTCATATGATCCTAGACAACCACTACATACTGCTACTTTATTACTTGCAGTCCGTCTTTGACAACCACAAGATAATGTTTTATTACAATTAGGGCATACACTCATTTTGTTGGTTTTTTGAGTTTAACAATTTTTACATTCAAATTTATTCAAAAGTTTGACAGCATAGTTAAATAAAGTCATTCCTTCTTGACTTAAATGACAAGTTTCTATTTTAGCTTTAGCTGCATGTAGATACATTCCTATTAATCTAAGATCTCTTAATTTTTCTTTAATCTTAGCAGGAGGATCACAATCTGCTACACTAATATTACAAAGAATTTTTTCATACCTATTTAAAGCACAAGTAATTCTTAAGTGATTATATTCTACAAATACTTTACATTCTGGATCTACTGCATATTTAACTACATATAATCCATCAGGAAGATTTACATAAGATGTCCCACAGTTTTCAGTTTGTAATTGTAAATCACAAGCAGTGAGTGTAGGAGATGAATCTGGAACAAAGTTTAATTCAACGGCACCAAATCCTGGCGCTGTTATAAATAACCTTGGTCTAAAGATTCCAACTAATGGAGAATATACACTAGTATCAAATATCTTCATTACACAAGAATTTGATACAGTAGGAATTTCCAAACTTAATACATGATTTGCCATACGGTTATATATAAAAAAAGGAGAGGAAAGATTACACTCTCACTCTCCTTTTATGAGTTTATAGTTATTTAGCTATATCAATTAAAGCACATCCGCAGGGATTGGAACTAATGGTGGAGCACAAGGGTCACCACTATGAGCTGTTTTATCAACACATGTGTTTCCACAACCAGTCAACCAATCACTAATTTCAGTAAAGATACCAGCTGGATCTCCTAGAGGTACAACAATCTCTAATAAATATTGATCATTATCAAATGTACCAGTTGGATTGTAGAATCTTGGAACACTATGTTGTAAATAGATTCTGTCATAAAGACCATTTCTAGATACACCAGCTGCATTTAACAAGTCATATCCTTGAGTGATTTCTCTGATACGGAAGTCAGTAGAAAAATAGTTTTGTCTGTAAGATTCAGAAAGAATTACATCTCTTACAATTGTCTCACCAATACCATTTACCTGACGGCCATAACATTCAACACCAACACAAAGTGCTGCAAATTCACATGGTGCACCATTCAAATCTACTTCAGAAGCATAAATTCTAAGTGGTTCAACTTCATAGAAGTCAGAAACTTGGAATGTACAGTTTTGAAATTTAGTTTCATAGTAAGCTCCATTAAGAACTAAACCACCACATATACCGTCAAATGAAGGAACTACAGGAGATACATAGTTGTCCCAAGTACCAACACCACCCATAAGAACTACAGTAGCAGCAGGTGTTCCTGGAGGATACCAAGCATCTAATGCATCATCAATAACAACTGGATATACAAATCCATTCATTAATGGAGAATTCAAAATTTGATTTGCCCATTGAATGTAAACTAATACAGGATCAGTTGATATAGGTGCAATAGCGGGATCATCTGGAGAATCTGGACAACATCCAGTATATGCTTCAAGAGTCAAGTAAGAGTTGTGATTTAACAATCTCATTGCTGGAGACCCTTTAACATCTAAACGTAAGTAATAAGTTTCACCACACATGAATGGTTTACAACAGTCACCACCAGTTTCACCTGGATTTGAACTTACTGGCGGATTTGCCACAGTCCAAGGAGTTGTACCAACATGAGTAATATATCTCTGAGCATCATTTGCTGGAGAATAATAAACTTTGTTTACATACTTAGAGTTAATAGTCTTTGACTTATTAGACTCTAAATAACCACCTGCAAATGGACCAATTTTGTCATTTTGCATTAATGAACCAGAAGCAAGAATTGTTGTACAACAAGTTGGATCTGGAACCGCATCGGCAACAAAGGTGTCAGGATTAATAAAAGTGATTTCACCAGCTGGTAAATTTGTAGCCGGGGAAGTACCCAATTGACCTGAGATTGTAGAAATACCGTTTGTAGCTACAAACACTTTTCTAAAGGCATGATTAAAATAAGACATTGTTTTTGTTTTTAGTTAATAAATAAATATACTATAATATAGTAAAAATTTTTGATATAACAAAATTATTTTAAAAACTTTAATTTATATTTTGCTGAGTTTAATGTAGACTTAGCTGTATCAAGTTCATTTACTATTTCTGAGTAAGGCATTTTAGATTGTAAACCATCTACCATGTCAACTAACATTCTAATGTAAGCAAGTCCATCTTCAACAGTATTTAATGTTTTAGGTGCAACATCATTATATTTTAAAAGTACTTCTGCTGCTCCTTGATATCCTTCTGCTAATGCATCTGCATGTTCTGGTAAAGCATCATACAATTCATTAAGAGCTTTATGAGCTGCAAATGATCCTACACCAGTTACTTTAAGATGTAACTTATGAAAACTTGTTCCCGCATTCATTAACTCTGACACACAAGCTGCAGTAGTTTGTTCTACTGTTCCACCAACATATCCTTTTTCTGGAGTACTTGTAGTTGTATTTCTTTTTAATAATCTAGGAGTTTCCATTTTATTAGTTGTTACGTTCAGCACCTTCTGTACCTCTAGAGAATTGATTTGTTGATTCAATATCTCCAGCTAAGATACTAGCTGCCTCATCAATTATTAGTTCAATTATATCATCCTTGAATTCACATTGTACTTCTTGTGTTGACTGTACATTAGTATATGGATCAACACAGTCATTTATTTGTATTTTAATAGGTTGTCTATAGTATACTAGATCAGCTGCTTCAATAATAAACTCTCCATTAGTATACAGGTTTACATAACCACCTTTTAAAGTAGCAAATGTTTCACCCCATTCAAAGTTTGGTTGTTTAGATTTATCTCTAAGAAGTTCCCGGAGGTTTGCTTCTTCTGCAAGATATACCATCATAGGTCTTTTCTTACAACAATCTTTGTTGGCATAAATGTCAACTCTTTTCCATTGCAAATAATTATCAGGAAGAATCCCATCATAATAATATTCTTTGTTTGCAACATTTAAATTAAAAGTTTGAAGTAAAATTTGCAAGTCATCCTTTCTTCTAGTTGATTGCTCATCTCCTTCTTTGACAATATTGATACCATGAAGTTGTCTTCGGGACCATTCAACTTGGGCCTTATTAAAAGACTCAACCACCTGCCAGCATTCTATGTTGTCATAGTCTTGACTGTCAAGCTTGTTAAGCCTCTGCTTCATTTTTATGGTAATGGTACTATTTAACATCTTTTAATTATTACTTAAAATCTTTTTGAAGCCATGAGAATTTTTGCATTTTCTTTATTTTCTTTTCTCTCTTCTCTTGCTTGAATTCTTTCATCTCTTCTGTTCCACCTTTTGTCTTGGCGGTCCATTTTATTAATGGCACGCATCTCTTGTCTTATTTCTTTATTTGTTGGATCAGTACTGATACCACCTAAAGTTTTTTTATATGCAGCCATTTCACCACCAGCTTTTTTATAAGCTTCATCTTTTTTATCATTAAAGTATTTAAGTGGATTTGATGTATTTGTCTTTTTCATAGTTATTTATTTTTAGCCATTGCTTTAAAAGTTCTTGCCAAAGCTTTTCTCTTTGGTGTGCAAGTAGGTTTAGACATAGGAGTACAGTAACCTTTATGTTTAGGGTTAACTGCTTTTTGTATCCATTTCTTATCTTTCTTAACAGTAGCCATTACTATTTCTTTTTCTTCTTAAGAATTCTTGCAAGAACGTCAGCTCTTGTAACTTTATTCTTAGGAGGAGCAACAGCAGCTAACTTAGCATTTTTTGTAGTACCACCTTTCTTCATTTGCATTGGTCTTGTAGTAGCATTATAACCAGGCATACCAACAATAGTTTGTCCGCCAGTTTTCATTTTTTGTCCGCCACATTTAGCGCATCCTAATTTTGCCATGATATATAGTTTTTAACAGTTCCATTTTCTTAAAGCAAGAGTCTTTCTTGTAGGCTCTCCATTTGGTTTTTTAGCAGGGCCCGGCATTCCAGACATTCTAGCACAAAAACTTTTTCTTCTCTTAGCATCTTTACTTCCTGCTTTAAGCTTAGAAGGTTTTGTAGTTACAGCTGTCTGAAGTTTACTACCAGGATTAGCTGCTCTATAAGAAGCTACTCCTTTAGCATTTAATCCTCCTTTAGGATCTTTACCTTCTTTTCTTGTCCAAGCTGCAGTCTTTGCCATTATTTCTTAGTTTTTTTATGAGCACTGTCTTTCATAATCTTACCATCAGGCATCATATGATAACCTTTAGGAATCTTAGGATTTTCTTTGTGCCATTTCTTAGTTGATGCAATACCTTGTTTAATAGTTTTTGCTCCTGCTTTTTGTGTTAGATTAATTGTATCCCACTTTCCTTTGTCTGTAGTAGGATGATTAACCATTATATCACCGGGTTTACCTTTACCAATCTTATTAGTTTTTTTGTAAACCTTATGTTTCTCACCACCTGCAGTAACTTTTGCCATGATTATTTACTAAATGTTTTTAACACATTCATTTGTTCTTGAGCTAATTTCTTAACGTCATTCATCATCTTAGTATTCTTACGGATCTCATCTGCTCTTTTTAAAGTACTTAATGCAGATTCAATTTCCCATTTTCTCATCTCTACTTTTGGTGTAGCAGAAATTGACATACCCATAGAGGCTTTCTTTACAGGTACTTTTTTTGTAGTTGTTGTTTTCTTAATTGCCATAACTAATTCTTTTTAGTAGAAGCTTTAATTTTCTTCTCTTGTTTAAGTATTTCTTTAGTAGGTTTCTTTCCAGAACCTTTAGCAGCACGGATGTTATCCCAGAGTCCTCTCTGGGAATAACTACCGTCTTTTCTTTTAAGCATTTTTTTTAACACTTCTTACCTTTAGGTTTTGGAACTCTTTTGTTAAGACCTACTTTAGTACCTTTAGAACCAGCTGATTTTATAGCAGAAACTTTAGAATTAGCATTTACCATACCACCAGTTTTGTAAGTTGTTTTAGTAGGTCCTCCTTTTTTTTGTATACTAGTTGGTCCAACTATAGGTCTACCTGGTCTAGGTGTTCTTCTACCAGTTGTTGGAGTTGGTCCACTACCAGTTCTTGGTGAGTTTGGAGTAGTAGATGAACTTCCGGATTTACTATTTGAACTACTAGTTGAGCTGCTACCTGCATTAGATGATGAACCAGAATTAGTAGTATTTGATGTATTACCACTATTCCTGTTATCTACATTAGTATTAGAAGTAGATGTAGATGTGGATGTAGAAACTGATTTAGGAGTTTTTTCTCTTTTAGTACCAAGAACAACAGATGTTCTATCAGCTCTATTATTTCTTTTTTGAGCTACAGTGCCCTCACCTTCAATTTCTGCTACAGCTGCTTTTGTTTTAGCTTTAGCAATTTTTCTTGCCTGTCTTCTTTCAAAACCAACGGTTTGCTGAGTTTTCTGACCGCCATCATCGTACTTTTTTACTGCTGATTTAGCAGTCATTTTTTTAGTTGCCATTTTATTTAAATTTAAGAATTCCATAATTTCTCCACGGAAGAGCTAAGTTCATTTAAAATATCCTCATGTAAAGGATTTTTTAAGTGTTCTATAACATCTGATATATTTCTACCAAGTAAGCTTCCGCTCTTTGCATGATAAATATAACCATCTCCCTTATTAATAATATACTTAAAAAAACTGGAATCACGCACAATTGATTTAATTTTTAATGTTTCCATGTCCAAATTATTTGCATCTATGAATGATTTTGCAGCTCTTTCTTTGTTTGCTTCAACTCCTTCTCCAGTAATATGTCTATCCATATTCTCATAGATAGTATCCATAGGAGTAGATTTTCTATACTGAGTACTATTACCATCTACAACTTTTGCAATGTAGAATAACTTAGTACTATTTTTATCATATAATTTTTGAAGTTCAGCAAGAGCTTTATTACGCATCTTTTTGTACTCTGTTCTGATCATTGAAGTTTCTTCTTCTTTATCAAGATAAAATTTAGGAGGAACTGGTCTTGATCTTGCATCCTCATAGCTTTTTGCTACAATAGAAAAACCTCCAGCTTCAATTGCCATAAGTTTAATTCTATCAAAAGGATTTGTCATATCTAAGAAAACTGGTTCATTACCACATTTGATATCAATTTTATTCCAGAATTCTGTATTGTCTGGTTTAAGAAGTTTTACTTCTTTCCAAAAATCTTTATGTTCCGGATCAATAATATTAGCAGCAAGTTCTTTTTCTAAATCTGCTATAGTTTCTCTAATTTGTTTTACTCTAGCTTCTCTTTCTTCTTGTGGAAGAAGTTTAATTTCTGGAGCAAATTCATTAAGACCTGTTAAGTATCTGATGACACCATTGTTTTCAAGACAAGCTAATTGTTCATGATGTTTTACACTATCATAAAGAGATAGGCCATATTCTTCAAGACCCATGTTAGTTGAATGACTATCAACAAAAGGTCTGATAGCTAACTTTGTTTTTTTGGTGGTAGTAGTTTCTACCATTGTGAAATTTTCCATTGTTGTTGGTTTTTAATTATTAGTTTTTATTTTTAAAACTTAAAAAAAAGAGAGGAGTTGCCCCCTCCCTTATTTATTTATAGATTAGATTAGAATGATCCACCAGTTACTGGGTTTCTCATAACAATCTTAAGTACTTTAGTTGGATCCTTAACCCAAATAGCTGGGAAAGTTTGAGTCATCATAACTCGGTATCCATTGAATTGACCTGAAGACTGGAAGCCTTGGCTACGTCCCATGTAATCCATTGTACCATTTTGATACCACCATTTCAATTGATTATCCCATTTCAATTTCAACAAGAAGATGTTGTCATTAGTATTATCAGTGATGTCAAAGATAATGAATGAGTAAGAAGATAATGGGAAACCATCAATGATTGGGTTTTCAATATCATTTGTATGGATGTTGTCAAATGCAGGGTTCAATACAAACTTAACATTTGCCAAGAAAGGAATTACATAAGAAGTGTAAGCAAAACCAAAGTTCAAGTCCATACCTTTACCAGTGATTGCACCGATATCAGCAGCCTGAATCAAAAGACCTGAAGACACTGCTTCTCTTTTGATAGCTTCATTTACCATTCTCATTCCACCCATACCAGTTTGAACTACTAAAGATCTTTTTGGATCTGGACCTTGGAACTCAACTTTACCATTAAAGAAGTTGTAGATTTCTCCACGGAACAAATCCAATGTAAAGTTATTCTTGTTGTATATTCTTTTGAAAGAGTTATCTAACTGTTTCCAAAGACCTACAGAAAGTCTCATGTCATCAGCACCATCTTGACGAACTCTACCTCCATGACCCCACATTAAGTAAGTCTCAATGTCAGTAGCAATTTTAGATAAGTGAGCTGCTTCCATTTGAGTTAAGAAAGTTCTAGAAAGATCTCCATTGTCAAATGCTTTTTTCACTTTGTCTTTACCCATAACTTTGATCATATCTTCCAAAGAGCTGATAGATGGATCATTGTTAGAAGAAAAGTTTCTCCAGATCTCAGTTACAGGAACTGTACCATCTGCATTCATACCTCCTTTAAGCATCAAATCTGCTCTTGAAGATACAGAGTAATGAACGTGAGCCTCAGCATTACCAACAAAGTTGTAGAACTCACGGAATGAAGTTCTTGTTGTAATGTCAGAGAATCTCTCACCATACTCACCTCTTGCAGAACCTTTTCTGAAGATTTTAGTACCATTCAAAAGATACTTGTGATCTAAGAATTTGTAGTTGTCATTGTTTACCAATTGTACAGTGTAGATGAAACCATCTCCAATAGGCATGATATCTTCATCAGTAATGTACATCTCAACACCATTGTATTTGTCATAAGTGATTATATCACCATGTCCAAACTCACGTCTGTTGATTTTGATTTTGAATGTAGAACCATCTGTACCAAGAATCTTAGCTGGATCCTCAATGTCTTCAATAATGTAAGGAAGATCAATAGATACAGGAGTCTGCCATCTATATTCTCCACGGTGATTATCCACAGAGATTACATTTTTCCCACCAAAACTTGACATTTGGTAAAGCGGCATTTCTACCTTTTGAGCCATAGCCCATAAATCAACTGGACCTAAATCCATAGGTTCAGCATCTTTCAGCATGTTAACCAAGTGGTACGAATCCACATGGGAGCTAGCCTGATACGAGGTATCCCGGAGGAATATACCATTGTTTAAAACTGGAGTTGCCATTTTTTATTTGTTTTTAATTGTTACTATTTAAAATCTCTTAAAGATATTACTACCTCTTGAGAGTGTCTTTTGTGGAGCTCTAGTAGAAGTGTTTGATCTTCTTTCAGCTTCTTCATCTTGGTCTGTGTTAGATGAAGTAATTCTTCTAGACTGCTCTGTTTTTAATTGTCTTACTACTTTCTCTGTAGCTGCTTTACCACCTTGTTCTCTAATCTTAGCTTCAAATCCATTAGGATCTGCAAGTAACCATAGAGCTTTAGCAATTAAGTCATGTCTTGGTTCTACAAATTGATACTTTTCTAGTAGATGTCCAAGTAAGTTAGTTGGTTTGCCCGAGATGGAAGGATAGTTAGGTTGAACAAGTCCAGAGTATAATTGAGCTTGAGTTTTCTTATCAAGTTTAATACCACCTAATTCTCCTACAGATAATGTATTATATACGTTGTCTGTGTAAAGTTTAGCTTGTTGAGCTTGTTGTTGTTTCTTGTGCTCTTGTTCTACAAGTTGTCTATTAATAATCTCATCCTGCATTCTATCTAACTTTGGCTTAAACTGATTAGCTTTTTGTTCTAATCTATCTAAATCTTTCCAATCTTGAATTTCAGATTCAATTTCTTCTGGAGTTCCAAACTGAGTAGCATACAAATATTGTCTTGCAATTTCAGCTTGATCAGATTCATTATCTGCATCAAGTTCTCTAATTTCTTCTACTTGAGCAAGAGTTCTAAATAAACCTTTTAAATCTTGACCACCATCAGCTACATATTTAGCTGCATACTGAAGTTCTTCTGGAAGAGCAGCAAAGAATTCTTTTGGAGTATTCTCTCTAATTGCAGCTTCTCTTTCATTAAAGTTAGCTTCAAAAAGTTCTCTAAAGTCTTTGGTTGTGTAATCTTCTAAAGACTTATCATCATCAAAACCAAATAGAGTACCTTCTTCAATCATTTTAGAAGCTAACTCAGCAAGACCTGATTTATCAATCTTTGGTCTTCCCTTATTACCTGCATCTTCTTCTTGAGAAATTAGACCATCAAGTTCAGCAATGGTTTCTTCAACTTCTAATTTCTTTTCAGCATCTTCTTGTCTTGCTTCTGGTGTTTTATCTTCGGGCTTGTCAAAGAACGTCATATCTGTCTTCTCCTTTGTGAAGACTGTTTTCTTTTCAGGTTCTGAATTATCATTAGGGAGCATTACATTTTCTGCTCCAGGCATTCCAAATAATTCATCAATGTTTACATCCACCTGATCCACCGTTGTGGATTCTTGGACCTGTTCATTCAGGTCATCTATTACTTTACTCATGTTGTTGGTTTTTTATGTTATACTTTAATATACAAAATAAACTTGGAAAATTTAAAAGTCACTTATTCTTTTTTAGCACTATATAGCTATGACTTATTTTTTTCCCTTATTTCCATCATATTTATTTTTGTTTTCTCTTGCAATTTCTAATTGTTTGTCTGCAATTTCTCTTTGAACTTGTAGTTTTTCTCTTTCAATATCATCCTTCTGAGATTGCTGAATACTTCTATTTACTTCCTTCTCTCTTTGAAGATCAGTCTGTTCTTTGTACTGTTCAGTATCCCGGATGTCTTTCATTGCATCTCTATAGTCTGACATTTGATTTTGATCAATATCAACTGTAGATCCATAACCAGCAGCTCTAATCTCAGCAACAGTAATGTTATTCTGAAGTTGTTTGTCTTGTTTCTCAGCTTCAGCTTGAATAAGTGCTTGTTGTTGTTTTTCTTGAGCAGCAAGTTGTTCTTGTTGCATTTGCTGAGCTTGTTGCATTTCTGCTTGTTTCTGAGCTTGAACTTTTTCTTCAGAAGATTTAAGAGCATTGTTAAGTTCTGAAATAGAGTCGGACTGAACAACTTTTCCTAAGTCAAATATACTAGCTCCTGTAGTATTGTTTTGTAATGCCATTCCTTTAAGTTGTTCAAGAACAGCTCTATGGTTTGCATTAGTACTACAGAAAATATTTAAGTCTCTCATTAATAATTCAGTACCATTCATTTCAAAATTTACTTTTTCATCTGCAGTAGTGATATAAGATAATCTTACAGAAGCATCTGTTGCATGATAATACTGAGCTAAGTCAGTTCTCATTTGATGTACTCTTGGCATTAGATAATCACAGTGCTGCATAAAGAACATTTCTGTTTGTGCATATGAGGATGCTACAGCTTGTTCTACACCAGTTGCTGTTTGTTGAGCAATAGGTTGTCCCATTCTTTGTGGATTAACTCCAATTACTTCATAAGCCTGTTGCTTAAAATGATTAGCTAACTGTATTCTAGTCATTAATCTTTCTGTCTGAGATAAATCTAGTTTTTGAAAATGAGAGAAGTTTAATGCATTCTCTGTATTTGTAATAGAAGTATCTAAAGGAAGCATACCAAAGTTCTTCATTGCCACGTATGCTTTAGCTAAGTTACCTTTCCCCCAGTCTTCTCCTAATGAATGTCTAGGTAATGAGTTTTGATCAAGCATAATAATTGTACCTAACTCATCAACCAAGATATCAGCTATCTGATTATTAACAATATTATATCCAATCTGATATGGCTTCATTAAGTCTAACAATGCAGTTGACTTAGTATTTCTATCTGAGAATACTGATCCTTCTACTGGGAGTTTACAACCATATAAATTTTGATCACCTTTAAATTGGAATTTAATAGGGCCCATTTTATTTTGATTAATCCCTATATACACTGGAGAAAATCCACCTGGATTATTCATACCCCAGTATGAAGGAAGATTTGGTCCAATTTTTACACCACCCCATACTTCATTAATCCAGATCCAGTCAATGTGTTCTCCATATACAAGATTGTCTTTACTTTTATTCTTAAATAGTCTTGTATCATAAATTGGCTTTTCTGTTATTTTATAATCTTCTGATATTATTTCTACAATAACTTCACCATTTTCTTCAATCTTAGTAAGATGTCCAAGTTTTTTTTGTGACTTCCAATAAATAGTACTTACTCTAAGTAAGAAAGCTGTGCCTTGATCATAGTAGTCTTCACCTTCTGTAAGGATCTGATTAATAATATCTGTGTTATCTGCTACAGTACCATTCATTGCTGTTGTATATTGTCTGTAAGCAAGTGAAGGCATATTAGTATTCCACTCATGAGATTTGGTAGCATCATAAAAAGTACCATCATTTTGATATCCTCCAGTAGTATATCCAGCTGAACTAATAGGATAAACAGCTTCTAAGGATTCCATTTGTTCTTGGGTTAAACACCATCCATATTTATCAATAACATCTGATACAGTAAACATATCTGTTTTACCTACCCAGTTTGCTTGAGAAATATATCTTGCATCTGGAGATTTATGATAATAACTAATTACAGGATTCCATAATTCTACTTCATAATCATCTTCCATCATTTTAAAATGCCAAAACTCACGGTCAGTAATTAGCATATCTCTAAATCCTCTTTCCTCAAGTTCATCCATTTTAAATCTCTCTACATCTACTTTGTGTTGATGTGATGCCCATTGCTCTATCATTGATCTGTAATCTTTTTTAAAGAAAGATTCAATCTCTGGTAAGGATTTTAATTTATCTGGATTAGTTTGTTCTTGTGCTTCAGGTGACTCTGGATCTAAACCTTGATCAATAAGAGCACTTAGTATTTTAAATCTTGCATCATCTAGAAGAGTATCTTCTATCATCTTTCTTTTTTCTTCTAAAAGCTCATTGTAAGAAATATCATCTACAGCTCTATATACTAACTTAGTTGATCTTTTTGCAAATTCAGCTACTAGAACATTAATAACATTTGGGATTATTGGATAGAACTTTAATTCTAATGCAGACTCATCTTCTTTAGTAAGTGTCTCAACTATATCTCTGTATTCATTATTTTCTGCAACAATATAGTCTGACTTATCTATAATACCTTTTGCAAGTTTATAATTTTTCATTAGTCTGCGAGCATTCCTACGGATCTGTTTTAATCCTTGCCACTCTATCCAATCAAGATTCCAAGCTGACCATTCATCAGTTTTTTCTTTTTTACTAAGAAACTGTAATGGTTGCGTAACAGTGCCCATGCGGTTTGTTTCCGCTTTAGCTCCATTTTTTAACTGTAGTGCATTATATATTTGCATACTGATTATTTAAAGTTTTTAAAGGCTGATCTTTTAATACTCTGCCCACTACCGAGTTGTCCTTTCCCCATGTGACGAAAAGGGCTGCTATTTAATTTAAACAAATTTTCTGACTTTTGCAAGTTTTTTATGCTATCATCTATTACTGTTTTCTTTAAATATCCTCTATTAGACTGTTGAATTTTCATAAAAGCTACAAGAGCACAGAAAGAAACTAGTCTATCTACATTGACTCCTACTGCATATTCTCTCATTTCTTTAAGCAACATAGGGTCCGGAATTCTTTCAATACCATATGTAGTTTTAACTACAGTACCATCTTCCATAATTTCTTGATCTAATTCTTCTCTAGTGTATTCAATTGCATAACTCAGAAGATGGGCTTTGAATAAAGATCCTGTATTCTTCCAACCATACTCTTGGTAGACATTAGCATTTGCACCAAGATCTTTTAAGAATACAATCTGATTTTTAGGTACTAAGTATTTATGCTTTCTTCTTTGAATCATATACTGAATGAAAAGAGAAATGTTATTTTCAATAAGAGCCCAAGCATTATACCATTCAATTATTAATTCTAATTTTTGATGAGTTCTTTTAATATCATCATATCTACCACACCATGCAGCTACAATCTTATCTTGTTCTATGTATGTTTCTGTTTCTCCAGCATGGATTTTAGTTATTTCTACAGGAGCTTTCATTATATAAATAGAACACAATGAGTCTGATGTTGTTGTTTTACCTTCTGACACGGGATCTATAGAGGCATAATATGTTCCAAAAGATGGATTTTCTATTGGTCTTTCCCATACTACTAATACACCAGTTTTATCTTCTAGTTTTTTAGGAACTGGAAATTCCATAATAGGTCTTTTATCTGTTAATTTTACAGCAGGTAATCCTGTTTCATCAGCATAGATATCTAAGTATTCATATCCATATTCTTTTTCTTCAATTCTTCTTTCTTGTGCTGCAAGTAGATGAGGTGGGAATACAGATACAGATCTATGATCAAATGCTTCTTTAATATTTCTAGGATGCTGAGATATTCTTAGCTGGTAATCTTCTGGAGATAATTCATTTTTCCATTTTATAAATTGTTCTTCTAAAGCTTTTAATGAGTCTTCTACTTGTGAATTACCATATGGATCAATATGAGGGGGCATAGACCATTGCTCAGGAATAAATAAACCTGACATACCATAAGTACCTTTATCATCAATAAGATTGCTTTCTATTGCATATATATCTTTTGATCCAGGATCCTGAATCATATCTTTTAATGGATAGCATTGAGATAAATCTCCTACAGACCCAGCTGCAATAAACATCCCAGTAGTAATTAAACCAGATCTCATTGCCGGTCTCATGTACTCATATGTCTTATCCATCTTAGGAGCAATCCCTGCCTCTTCATGAAAGAAGTATTTAACTGGTCCACCGACACCATTTGTTGGATCTTTCTCAAATGACATACCTTGTATGGTTCCTTTAAGACCTACTTCTGTTTTTCTGTCTCCTTTTCTAACCTCAATCTTTTGTTGCCACATCATTACTTTATCTGGAGACATTGGTCTATACCATGCGGTATGTTCATTTAAAAATGCAGCATACTCTTGTAAGAACTTCCAGGATCCTTTTTCATTGATGTAATCTTTAAGACTTGCTCCAATCTTAAGAGTAACTCCGGCCTCAAACCATTGCTGGTTTATTAGTTTACCCATGTGATAATAAGAAGAAGCAATCTGCCTTTTCTTTAAAATAGCAACATGTTTATAATTAAGTTCTGCTAAAAGTTCATATAGTGCCATATGATACTGGGCATCTCTAATATCAGCAAATCCAAATTGTTGTATCTCTTTGTTAAATATAGGTAGGAAGTTCAGCCACATATAGTATTCTCTTGCAAGAATCCAATTGTTATCACCCTCTTTAATTATAATACCTTTTCTACATTTTGTCTTTTGTTCATCCCAATAATTTATGAAGTCTTTTGACTTAAAGGGAGCTGTACAGTATACTCCATCTTTTCTAAATTTATCTGACTCAGATACAAATAGTTTATTTGTAGTTGTGTTGAAATTGTATTGACCTGGTTCTTTGAATAAATCAAAGATGAAGTCAGCGAAGTCCTTTCTGGATTCAAAACTTGTGGTTGTCCATGTTCCATTGTCATATGTTGGTATATCTTGATAAATCTCACTCATAACTTTTCTTATTGATCATATGCCATGCCAATACCACCTCTAACTTTGCTAGATTGTTCTTCTTGAAGATCTTTATAAGCACCTTTAAAAGATTGTCTTATGGCATCATAATTTTTAGCTGCAGCAATTAGAGAATTAAAATTACCATCTCTACCTGTAGTAATGGTACTTGTCTCCATATATCTAGCTAATCTATCTAACATAGATGCAATACCTTTATATGCTCTGGATGTAGGTGTTTCATACATTCTTTCACAAAACTGTAATGCTACAAATATTGTATCATCCTCTGTAGAAAAATCTCCATTTACTTGGTTTATGATAAGTGATTCTTTATCAATGTCCGGAGTAAAGAAAAAAGGATTAAGATCGGGATTAGGACAGCACATATAAAACAAATACATGTATATTTTAAGATAATCTTCAGGGTATTCATCCATTACATCTTTAAGAGCCTTTAATGTATAGCAATGTTCAGTAGGAATAACTACTCCATTTTGTACATCAAATAGTTTAGTGAAACTCATTTCTTTTTAATTTTAATTTTATTATCATGAAGATAGTGCATTATTGTTTGCACTTCATCAAATAAATATGGTAATGCAATTGGCTTTACTTCTTTTAATACGGGTTCTCCATTAGCATCTCTCTTGGTTACTGGATATCCCCAATCATTTTCTGCTTCTACTTCAAAGCTGACATGATGAATAAATATCTTGCCTGGTTTTAACTTTGGGTTATGCTTCAGTATAATATACATATAAATACTCAACTGTAGTGCATAGTGATAGAAATGACAGTCATCTAAATTATCTATAGGAGCAAGCATTTTTTCTGATTTGCCCTCCCAATCTACATAGGACTCCATTTTAATTTCTTTGTTTGTCTTATAATCAATGATGTTTATTTTACCATTGACTACTTCAACTAAATCTGATTGACCACAGATACCAACTGAGCGTAAGTATACCATGTGTTCTGGGTAAATACCTGGATCTAATTTTTGAGATGCTGATAACTTAATACCTTCTTTAACTTCAGTAGGTTTAATTACGGGTATAGTAACTCCTTCTCTTTCCATTGAAGATAAAGCACAGATATCTGACTCTCTTTGATTATGATACCATGTACCAAGAGTAGTAGATCTGTCAGCTTCATTAGTCCATATTTGTTGTATCAATACTGGATCCATACCTGCCCACTTAGACTTTTTACTCTTGCTTACCTTTTCAGCTATTTTCTTAGCATCAAATGGTTTTTTAAAGTGAGACACAAGAGTAGTTACACTTATCCAGTTGATATTGTCTTCATCTAAGCTTTTATAGCTATGATCATCTGCGTTAAATACAATCATAATTATGAATTTTCTATTATTGATTCTGCTAATGTTCTTGATGATTCATCTTCAGAGATTAACATCTTCCGGATATTAGTTACTTCTTCCTGACTAAACTTACCTTCCATAGAAAGAATCTTTAGTCTTAAGAACTTATTGGCTGTTTCTAGTTTCTTAATTCTTTCTTCTATCTCTTTCATAGGATTCTCCCATGGATCATTAAATGGTGCATTACCAAGATGTGTATTACTAGTAGAATTTATTTGACTAAATAAACCATCTGCTGTTGAGCCAGGAATTGTATTAATTATTCTAGTTGGATCATAACCTAATACATCTGTAGTTGATAATCCATCTGTAAATGTTGACATAATATTAATCTTTAAGGTTATCTAATTGATCTTCTTTCTTCTCTGAAACTATTGATCCCCATTTTTTTAAAGGACAAGATGTAGACAGTGATCTTGTTTTAAATCCTAGTGAGCATCCACATTCAGAACAACAGGGTTGTGAGCCCGGCATTACACACTCTGCTCCTACAGTATCTTTCTCAGAACATGTATTACAAATATCCATTCTTAATGTTGATACATGTTCTACAAATTCATCTTTGATAATTGTATTAGTTATACCTTCAATTATCTGTTTCCGGTTCTTCCAAATTTCCTTTAGACTTGTCTTCATATTTCTTTTGTTTAAAGTTATCTTTCTTCTCCTCCTGTAGAGAAATCTTTTTTTCAATATCTATAAGGGACTCAATCTTACCCTCCACCATTTTCTTATTGTAATAAGCTCCAAATGTTGAAGTATCATGATCTTCTAAACTCTTAACATATCTAGGAATTGCTTTTCGCACAGTTCCAGGTTTAACAGCAAAATGTCCCAGGCCTTCTACATTGAGCCTGGGATGTTTTAAATTACTTAGATTTTGTCTTACTTCTTTATAAAAGCACTCTATTAAATCTTCTACTAGAGTTGCATTTACACCTAGTTCTTCTGATACTTGGACATATAGTTTACTTGCTTTCTTCGGTATCATGTCCTAAGAATTTATAGTCAAGTAAAATTGTGCCCGTAGTTTGTATTAGCAAACTAGGATTTATTTTAATAAGCTTTTTATTACTAGAATCTTTAATTACTAATTTGTTTTTCTCAGCTTTATTTACTGAGTTTCTTACAGTTTGTGGAGATTTAAAAATCCAATCTTCTTCTGCAGAAGCATCCAAACAAAAATTAGTAAGCTCTATAGGCTCATTAAAACTAAGCAAAGTAAGACAGTCAAGATCAGATTCACTCATTGTAATCTTATTGATATAACAGTGAGTTAAAAGCTGAAACTTAACTACATCCCATTTTGACATTTTAACCTTCTTCTGTACTTGATTTACAAGTGCCATGATTACTGTTTTTTAAGCTTTCTTTCTTTTGGTTCTTGATTTTCTAAAGACCCATCTTCACGAAATTCTGGTTCAGCTTGTTCAGCCATTTCAGGATTCATCATCATTGCCATTTGAATTTGAATTTGAGTTCTTTTAAATCTTACTTCATCAAGCTCCATCAATTTCTTTTCATAGTCATGTTGGGCTATGATGTAAGGCATTGAATCTGTGTAAAATTTTAGGAGTTCTTCCTTTCTAGCAGTTAACTCTTCCGCAGATAATTGCTCTTCATTTTGTTGGTTTTCCATTATTATATATTTTAAGTTTAGACAAATATACAATAAAAGTTTAAACAGAATATATTTAAATGAAAAAAATCCAAGCATAGAAAGTACCTGGATCTTAGAAACTATAGTAGTTTAATTTTTATTTTTTCTTCTTTTTCTTTGACTTATCATCATTTGGAGAACTTTGAGAGTTGTTCTCTAACATACTGTTGGGTTTTTTTACAACGCTTCCTACAGCTCCTGTAGGCATGAAATCATTAATGATGTCACCACCTAATTCATATAGTCTTTTCATATTATCTATTTTTAA